GCGGTGCTGCGCCTGGTGTTCTAGTTGTCGAACGCATATCGAGACAGTACGACACAAACCGACTACAAACCGCAGCACCGCGCAACACAACCACACGCACAATATACACATGATTATATAACCCCCATAGTTCAATCGCGGCGCGGAGAAAATATAGATGAATACGTCAATGTTTATGTGGCAATTTGTGGAGGTGGTGGGAGTCGAACCCACGTTGGTTAGATGAGTATTTGGATAAGCATTTAACCCTGTCCAGATCACCCCCAGTCTACAGTATACTATATATAGTGTAGTCTAAAGGTACTATATGTAGTGGTACTATATATTGTACTCTTTATATGTCGAGTTCTAGTAGTAGGTGGTTCGATCCCTGTGTCACTCCCAACCCAAACCAGTTTATTAAGTGTAGTAACAGTAAATGCGCTCTCTCTCTAATAAATAAAATGTGAGGAATGTGGCTCAACCCACGACTAAGGCGGTCCTGCTATGCCAACCCTATTAACGAATCCTTATCTTGTGGTGTTTGTGTAGGCAGGAACACCACAATGCTTATCCTGATATGCTACACTATAGCATATAGATATGTCAAATAATGAAAAAATCACCATCTGCGTAGCAGACAACTGTTTAGTCCCCTTACCAGAAGGTCGTAAAAAGTATTGTAGTGAGAGGTGTTCTAAAAGAACACGGCAGAGAGCGTGGCGTGCAAACAAACCTACTAAAGAGATCCAGGTAGAAAAGACTGTAGATGAGAATGTACAGAAGCGTAGAGGAGATTACTACGCCATTATGAAGAAAAAAAATTTTTTTAACGACATTTTAGAAGGTAAGAAGACAAAGAAGGAAGTAGCAAACATATTAAGCTGCAGTCCATCAACAGTGTCACGTGCAGTAGCAGCATATCTCGAAGATGTAGAAAAAGAAGCAAAGCTCGAAAAGCGTGGGGACCCCTTCGAGTTGCAAGCTGACGTAAACTCTTTTGTTGAGTTTCGTGATCAATATTTCTTAACAGAACAAGGTAAAAATTATGAGACACCAGACTTTCAAAAGAAGTGGATTGGTGCTATCTTAGATAGTATAAAGCACGGTAAGCGGTTAATGATCTTGTCTCCGCCTAGACATGGTAAGACAGATCTACTTACACACTTTTGCGTATACATGATTTGTAAAAATCCTAACATACGTATCATGTGGTGCGGTGGTAACGAAGACATTGCACGTAACTCCGTAGGTGCGGTACTAGATCATTTGGAGAATAATGAAGGACTCATACAAGATTACGGAGACTGGGACGGATTTAGACCTTCTAATAGAGGTGGAAAGAGTTGGTCGTCCAGTCAATTTACTGTTGCAACTAGAACAGTCTCTGGTATTAAGTCGCCAACTCTTGTCGCAATTGGAAAAGGAGGTAAGATCCTTTCCAGAGACGCAGACCTTATTATCGCAGACGATATCGAAGATCATGGAAGTACTGTGCAGCCAAGTGCTAGAGAAAACACCAGGAACTGGTGGACCACAACATTACAGTCAAGAAAAGAGGAACATACAGGAATGGTCGTTATTGGATCAAGACAACACCCAGACGATCTTTACCATCATCTCTTAGAAAACAAAGCATGGGAAACTATTGTTGATCGTGCGCATGATTTAGAAGTACCGCTAGAAGACGAATCTATAGATCATACAAAACACATGTTATGGTCAAATAAACGTACACATAAATGGTTAATGGAACAGTTAGCTGCAGCAGAGACTACAGGTGGTAGAAATATATTTGAGATGGTCTATCTAAACAAAGCTATACCACAAGGTATGGAGTTATTTACAGCAGAGATGATTGATAAGTGTTTAGATAAATCAAGGAAGCTAGGAGACATACCACCAGGCACAAGTCTTATTGCAGGACTCGATCCTGCTAGTACAGGTTATCAGGCAGCAGTTCTTTGGGCATATAACGTAAAAACACAACAAGTATGGCTTGTAGATATGAAGAACGATCAAGGTGGTGGTATACAAAAAGCACATAACTTAATGAAGGAATGGTATGACAAGTATTGGTTAAGTCACTGGATCATAGAAGAAAATGGATTTCAACGTGCTATTGGTCAAGATAGAGATATAAAGTTATGGGCTGCTAATCATGGTGTACGTATAGAAGGACACCAGACTTATAAAAATAAATGGGATCCTACATTTGGTGTAACCAGTATGGTAGGTATGTATGAACAAGAAAAGATAAACATACCGTATGCAGATTCTAAGACACAAAGACTTGTCAATATATTTAGACAACAGTTAATTTACTTTTCACAAGCAGGTGCAAGTAATTCACGTAATGTAAAAACTAAAACTGACTTAGTTATGGCAAGTTGGTTTCCAATGAAACGTATACGTACCAATGTAAAAATGATGTTAGCTGAAGCAGAAAGCGACTATACTCCTTCATATAGCTATTATAAGCAAAGTGAATACAACGAGGTTTTTTGGTAATGGTGTATACCCCAGACGAATTATTAATTAAGACTGACGACCTAAAAGGAATGCACGAACATAGTGGACACTATGAATATCGTGATAGAGTCAGATCCATTATGAACGGTGGTAGCAATGGTATTGCTGCACTGTTAGGTGAGAGCGCAAAGAATTACGACATTGATTTACCAATACCTAATCTTATAAATTCAGGTTTAGAACACTTAGCACAAAAATTAGGACGTATGCCAGACATAAAGGTAGACGCTTACGCAGATAGCGAACGTGCTAAAAACAAAGCAGAGAAGTTAGAACGTATAGTTACTAACTTAGATAGCAATTCTAAAATGGATATGCAGTTACCACAAGCAGCTAGATGGTTGCCTGGTTATGGTTTTTGTGTATGGATCATAAGACAAAAGATGTCACCAGATGGCATTATGTACCCACACGCAGAACTACGTGATCCTTATGATTGTTATCCAGGATATTACGGACCAGATCAAGATCCAAAAGAATTAGCACTTATAAGACTTGTACCTAACGCTGTTATTAAACAGATGTACCCACAAGCACAAGTTATGGTTGATGAGTCAAGTCAGTTCCCATCAGGTTATAGTAAGTTTAAATACCATGACGGATTTCAAAGAAGTTGGGATAATCATTTAGCTGACGGTACAGAACTTGTAGAGTTTTATGATGAAGATGGTACATACGTATTTTTACCAGAACAAAAACAAATACTAGACTTTACACCTAATCCTCTTAAATCAGGTCCACGTTTTGTTATATCTAAAAGATTTAGTTTTGATAGATTATCTGGTCAGTATGACCATGTACTAGGTTTGATGGCAGCTATGGCAAAGATTAACGTCTTGTCCATAATTGCTATGGAAGACAGCGTATTCACAGAAACGAATATTATTGGTGAATTAGAGAGTGGGAACTACAAACGCGGTAGATTTGCAGTCAACTATTTAACACCAGGTTCACAAGTCGCTAAACCACCAAACAATGTTCCATATCAGTTGTTTCAACAGATAGACAGGATAGAACGACAACTTCGTGTTGGATCAAGCTATCCAGTTAGTGATGACGCTATATCTCCTAACTCATTTGTTACAGGTAGGGGATTACAAGAGTTACTATCGTCCGTTGATCTAAACGTAAAAGAATATCAGTTAGCACTTAAAACAGCAATAGAAGAACTAGATTATAAACGTTTAGAGATGGACGAAGTATTAAATGGTAACAAGAAAAAACCATTAGCAGGTTATCTTAAAGGCACAGCGTATGCAGAACAATATACACCTAGCACAGACATACAAGGTATGTACAAGACTAGACGTGTGTATGGAGTTATGGCAGGATTTGATGAGCCAACAAAGATTGTCTCTGGTTTACAGTTATTGCAAGCAGGAATAATTGACAAAGAGACATTACAAGAAAACATGGACGGACTTGATAATGTACAAAAGATTAACGACAGAATATTAAAAGACGAAGCAGAACGTACTTTGTTTGAAACATTAAAGGTACAAGCAAGTCAAGGTGATCCTAAAGCAACAATGGCGTTAGTACAGATTTATAAAAATCCTAACTCTATGCAATCAATACTAGATAAATTTTATACAGCAGAAGAACCAGAAGTACCAGAAGGTGAAGCTGCGTTACTCGATCAAATGATGGGCGGTGGACAACCAGTACCACAAGGTCCTGCACCAGATATAAGATCATTACTCTTAGGAGGTGTGCAAGGTGCCTAGACCATTAGATTATGAATTTAGCGATATTGTCAACAACTGTTTAGTTGATGTATGGCAAAAAACAGAAGAAGCAATTGCTGATTACGAAGATGAAATATACGCAGATGAACCAATAATATCTGACATGCCACAAGGAATGGTTGTACAATACATACCAAATGGCTTAATTATATTTTTTGGACAACAGGAGGACTTTAATGGCGAATGGCAGTAGTAGAAGTCGTGGTAGAAGAGGTGGAGTTAAGAGACCTGCTGCAGTAAGCGGTCCAGGTAGATTAGCTAGAAGAACTGACGGTGCCGCACCAACAATAGATGATGTAAGAGGTATGGTTAATGAGTCAGCAGGTGAAGAAGCTGCACTTGTAGAACAAGTTAGACAAGGAAACATAGAACAACCACAAACTACATTTGCTGCACCACAACCGCAGCCACAACAATTAGGTGGAGTATCACCTGGTATTGCAGATGTATTTGCACCAGGAGAAGATGATTTAAATGCGTACTCACGTCCACCAATGGAGGATCAATTTTTAGAACCAGATGACGTAATGTTAATACGTGCAATGGCAGAAGTTAATCCTACTGCAGAGCTTTTAGGTTTACTAAAATTTGCTTCTGATAGGCAGATAGGTAGAACGCAGCGTAATATCTAATGGCAGAATTTCATAGAGATAATCCTGCACAAGAGCAAGAGTTTTATCAAGAACTACAACGTAGACAAGCAACATATAAACGTGCTAAACAATCTATAACTAAAGAAGACGCTATGCGTGCAAGTTCTATTTCACAAGCATATCCTAACTTTTCACCAGATGTTATTACTGCATTAACAACATTACAAGTTAAACCAGAAGCAACAGTATTAGAAGATATATCTAAGATGATTGCACAATCAAACAGCAAAACAATATTAGATAAAGTATTTGATCCGTTGCAAGCAGGTGTACGTTTAGGATTTTTAGGTTTAGAAGATTTATATAGAACAACAGTAGATAGACCTATTAACTCTTTTATTGCTTCTAAGTTTGGAGACAATGCAGAAAATTTAACATTTAAAGAAGCATACAAACAATCAGGTAAGTCAACAATTAAACAACTTATAGGAGAACTTAATAAAGGTTCAAAAGTAAATTTAGGCGAAGGATTTTTGCCAGTGTCAGAAGTATTTGATCCAGAGAATCCACAATCTAAATTTTATGATGAGTACCAGTACATGATACGTTCTGGTTTTGATCAAGGTAGAGCGCAACAAGTTATACAAAATTACTTAGGTACACCAATAACTGACATAGACAGAAGTATGCAAGAAGGTAATGAGAACTTTACTATTACAAGTCAATACGGTACTGCACCTATATCATTAGGTAGAACTATTGCATTACAAGTTGCAGAACCAAACAGTAGACCATTTAATGTTATATCTGGTGTATTAGACGCAGGTAAAGCATTGTTTTTAGATCCTGCAAACTATATGACATTAGGATTAGGTGCCTTTGCTAAAAGTAGAAAAGCATTAAAAGTACCAGATTATCTTGTAAAAGAATTACAGAAGATAGAACCTGACAAGTTAACTAAAGCACAAAAAGAATACATAGGTGCAGTTAATAAAGGTTGGGGACTACCGTTTATGTCTGGTAGATCTATTTCTAATTATTTATCTAAAGATCCTGGCGGTAAAAAACTTATAGATTATATGTCAGAATTAGATAGTCCTAATAAATTTATAGAACTTACTGGCATAACAGACAGAGAAGCTATTGCAGCATTTATGGATATATCACAAGACTTTACAAAATCTGCAGATGAAAAACGTGAACTTATGTCTAATCTTATTACAGAATTTTTAGAAGATCCTTTTGGTCCTTTTGGTACAGGTCAAGCACCAACAGTAGGTGCTATAGGTAGATTTTTAGGTGGTGCTACAGAAGAATTACTAGGAGGAGTACCTAAAGGTACAGGTAAATTATTTGGTGCTAAAAAAGTTATTAAGACAAAACTTATGGATAGTCCTAATAGATCAGCAAGAATATTAGCTACATACGCAGGTGAGTTTCCATACAGATACGTAGATAGTAATCAATTAGATGACGCAGTAACAAACATTAAAGGTTGGCTAGATCAAACTACTGTAGATCCTGTTGCTAAAGATCAGATAATTAACAGAGCAGTAAGACTTGAAGATGGTGATCAGACAGGATTATTTAATGTTGTAAAAGATATGGTTACATACGCTACTGATGATTTAGTAGAAAAGTATGGTGTAAATAAAGAAGACGCATTTACATTTAGTAGAATCTTTGAAGATTATCTACCAGAGCTACGCGCATATTTTATTGACGCAGTTACAGGTAACAATGTTGCTAATCCAGGTGCAAAGATTAGTCAAACAATTGTAGATAACAAAGCATTTGTAAATCCAGATCCACACTTACTTACAGAGTTTATTAACAGAACAATACCTTTACCTGATCCTGGACAATTAGCAAAAGCTATGAATTCTATGTCACTAATAAGAGCTAAAGCGTCAGAAGCAGGAATAGATATGTTTAGTAAGTTACCTGCCAATATACGTGCAGGTACAATGTCTAAAATTATAGATAGTTATTATTCAGATTTTTGGAAACCATTTGTATTGTTACGTGGTGCCTGGTTACTTCGTGTTGTAGGAGAAGAGCAGCTACGTATGTACACACGTGGTTATGACAATATATTTTCACGACCATTGTCAGTATTGTCACTGGGATTACTTAAAAAACCTAACAAGACAGAAGCTGCAAGATGGACTAGCAAAAATGTAAAGTTTGCAGATTTGTTAGGTAATCCACTAGATGAAGCATTAGAGTGGCAGCAAGCTAGTTCACGTAGATATGGATCTAGCAACTTTGACTATTTATTTGGTGGTGCATACAAAGCAGGTAGGAGACGTAAAAAACCTGGTGTACACCCTATGGACGTTGTTACAAAAGAAGACGCATTACGTAACCAAGAGACACAACCTAGACTTATACAAAAATATTTTGATGATGGTATTGTACGTGAAATAGCACATTTACACTATGACAGATTATTTAACTTTTTATACAGAGGTGCCTTAACTAAAAAACAAAGAGACGCTAGATTAAAAGAGTTTATTGAAGGATCTAGTTCACGTGCTACAGAAATTATAGAAGCATATAGTAAAGGCGGACCAACTTATAGAGCAAGAATGAATACTGCAGGTGGTAGATATGCTTATGCTGAATCTATTACAGCTAGAGTAAATCAGTTAGCAGGTGGTGCTTTTGATCAAAATTTAGATGTATTAGATGATTTAAGTAAAAAAATAAACATTGATGAATTAGATTTTGCTAAAACACCATTCCCATTGTCAGTAGAAAAAACAGCAAATAACAACATACTTGAAATGTTGTTGCGTAACAGATTAAACAGATTAGACGGTAAACAATATGTTGATGAAACATTAGATGATTTTTTTGACAGTATAAAAAATGGTGATCAAACATTATATAAATCTGTAAAGAAAACACTAATGTCTGATGAATACATTAACGATCTTCCTAACGTAGTTGCTGTTGGTAAAACAGATTATATAGACAATGTTGGTAAATTAGAGTTTTATACAAACAAAGCATTTGACGCATTAATGGGACAAAGAACAGATAACGCGTCAAGATCACCAGTATTTAGACAAGCATACTGGAGAACTATATACGATCTTCTTCCATACATGTCAGGCAAAATGAGACAAGTTATGTTAGAAGGTGGTACATATACAATTGATGGCAAAGAAATAAAAGTTGCAGGTGCATTAAATGCAAGTTTACCTGGAGAAAACATGTTAGCTACATTTAGAGCTGACATAGGATTGCCTGCACAAAAACTACGTAAAGCAGATACAGAGATAAACATAGATATGTTTCAACGTAAAGTTAAAGAACTTAATGAAAAAGATACAGCATTAGGTTTAGGATTTGAAGATCTTGATGAAGAGTTTGAGAATTTATCTACAGCACTAAATAAAAAACGATCAAGACTAGAAGAAAAGTTAACAGACAAACAAGAAGAACTTATGAAACTAGAACTTGATATAACTGGTACATACGGATCAGGAGTTACATACGAAGATGACATAGTACCTGCAAATGTAAAAAAACGTGTAGATGATTTAGCAGAAGACATATTTGACATAGAATCAGAGATAGATGATGTACAAGAAGTGTTTAACAACAACATGAAAGAAAAAGCAGAGTTACTAGGATTTACAGATAAATCTGGTGACGTTGATTTAATTGATAGAATAGCAAAAGCTAGAGCTTTAACAGAAGTTCAAGAACTATTGTATGACTTAACTAAACGTAAAAAACTAGCATATAACTTACGTGGTATATTTCCATTCGGCGAAGCATATATAGAGATTATGACTACATGGGCAAAGCTATTAAAAGAAAACCCAGAGATATTACGTAGAGGTCAAGTGACAGTTAACGCTGCACGTGCTAGTAATCCATTTAGTCCAGTAGAAGGTGAAGGATTTTTAGGAGAAGATGAAGTTACTGGTGAAGAAGTATTTTACTATCCGCTTATAGATGATCTTGTATCTGATGGATTATTTGGTGAAGATAGGAATGTTGGTGTTAGATTACCTGGTTATGCAGGATCACTTAACCTAGCATTAGAAGTAGTACCAGGTATTGGACCTGCAGTTGCTATACCTGCTAGCTTTTTTGTAAACGCAAGTCCAAACTTTGACGAAGCTAAAAAAGTTTTGTTTCCGTATGGTTTGCCAGATGTACGATCTGCAGGAGATCTTATTGCTGCAGCAGGTGTACCTGCATGGTTACGTAATACATACCAGGCATTGTACGCATATAACGAAGATGTAGGTCAAAACGAAATAACACGTATTGCTTCTAACACAACTATTGATGTTTACAGAATACTTAAAGCTGATGGTAGAGATGACAGAACCGCAGGACAACAAGATGAGTTAATGAAAGAAGCACGATCTATTGCAAAAGGTTTAACACTTATAAAAGCTATATCACAGTTTGTTGGTCCAGTAGGACTTAATCCACGTTTTGACATTGGTAATGAAAAGAATGCAGGTCATATTTATTCTATGCAAATATTGTCAGATAGGTATAGAGAGTTATTAGAGACACCACCTAAAGATCCAATTACAGGTAGATTTTTATATGCACCTGGCGATAACTATTCTGCTACTAAATATTTTATAGATGAGTTTGGATTTAATCCTATTGACATTGCTACACCTAAAACAGTTGTAGTAGAACCTAGACCAGTAGATGAACGTGGTGTTAAGTTTCAAAAAGAAAATCCAGAGATATTTGAAGAATATTCATTTACTGCACAATATGCAATACCACAAGGCGGTGGTGGTCCTTTTGATTATGAAGCATACGTAAGAACTATTGCTAATGAACAAAGAGAACCACTTAAACCAGAAGAATGGTTAGCTAAACGTAACCAAAGACTAGGTCAGTTTTATATGGAAGAAAAGCGTGTATCTACATTACAAACATACGATATAACAGATCCTTATCAAAACTTAGTACGTAACAGAGAGTTAGCATTTCATAGAGATATAGCTAAACAAAAATTTCCTGGATTTGACGCTACAGTACCAGGATTACCACAAACATCTACATTAGAAATGCAGTATGAAGAACTTAAAGATTGGAAAAACAGTTCTAAATTATCTGGTACACCAGTAGGTAAAGACTTGCTTGTAGTGTTTAGTTTAATTAATACATTAGAAAAGCGATCACTTAGAGCAGGATTATCTAAGAATGGTTGGCGTACATCACGTACATTATTAAAAGAAAGACAACAATTACGTGATCTTATAGGTACATTGATAAATAGTAATCCAGATTTCCAGGTTGTAGCTGAACGTGTATTGCTTCCATTATTCCAAGAACGTACAGATTTCTTAGAGGATTTGCAATACGATTATGATACACTTAAAGAATACGGTGTATACTTACCACAGTTACCTGATACAGAGGATATTTAATGGACAAAGATTTTAAGCAAGGTTTTGTAGATAGCATTATTGCACTTAGAGGTTTTGCACCAGATGAAGAAATAACAAAAATATTACAAGATTTAGTTAGTCAAGAAATACCAGATCAAGTATTTATAGCAAAAGTCTACACAGAACTTAATGTGTATGACACTGTAGGTGCAAATATGTCTAATGATCTCATATCATTTCAAGAACCTTATGGAGAAGTAAATAGAAGAAGAACATCACGTACACCACTTAATACTTTTAACAAAGCATTAAACAATGCAGTATCACAATTATATGGAGTATCAGATTGGAAAACAGCACAGAGTGACGAAGATAAAAAAAGAAATGAAGATATTTACGCAGGACTAGATATTGCAGCAGGTTTAAAAGGTGCAGGTTCTCCAGGTGCTTCAGAAGAATACTATGAATATTTAAATATAAAACTAGATAAGATATACGAAGATACAGGTTTATTAGGTGTTGTTATACGACCACCACAAGGTGAAGGCGGAACAATATATGTTACAGAAGATTTAGATGAATACTTCAGAAACAATGCACCTGTTAGTTTAGGCGAAGGTTTTTATCCTGTAGAAGGTAAGAACTATAGAAAATATCCTGGTTTTGCAAAACCAACTATATTAACAAGACCTGCAATGAAACTTAATGAACAAACAAATACATGGGAACCAGTAGATGGCGAGTACTTAAAAGCTGTAGAATCGTATAGTTCTGATGGTAAATTTAATACAGACTTAGATATAGGAGATACATTTAGTGTAGCAATAGGTACTAAAACACCAGACGGTTCATCTGTAGGTGAAGTGAAAACTTTAAGTAGAGATGAATTGTTATTGCTAGAAGATGAGATAGCAGAAGATCCTACAAAAGAATTGATATTTGCAGGAGGTACTAAAGAGTCTGCACAAGCAGCATTAGATGGTTGGATAGATTACAACACAAGTTTAGCTGCTGCACCAGAGTATGACATATTCGGTGGTATTACACCAGAATATGCAATATATAAACAACCAGATTTAGCAGACGCATTTAAAGATGGAGAACCAACAGCGTCACAGATGAAAGACGCATTACTTCCAGAACAGATATATGCAGGTAGTATTCCAGAAGAACAGTTTTATGGTGCAACAGATCACATATCTGGTCAAGGTCCAGGACTAAACAATACACAAAAAATATCCTGGATCTCATTAGCACCACAAGAAATAAAAGCAGTGCAAACAGATCTTATGCAAGCAGGTTATTTAGGAGTAGAAGATTTTTTCTTAGAACAAGGTGCATGGCAAGATAAAACATCAGGTGCAATGTATAGTGCAATGGTTGACGCTAACTTAAACATGATAGATGTATATACACAACTTAATGCAGAAAAGGAACGTTACTTTAAAAAACCACCACTTACACCTAAAGTTTATCAAACACCATCACCAGGATTTATTAAAGATCAGATAGACGCAGCACTTAAATCTGCAGGTGTTACACGTAAACTTACAGACGCAGAACTTGTAGCGTTTTCTGACTTTTACATACAAGCAGATAAAGATTACGATACAGCTACTGCAGAGTATCAAAAGAATTTAGATTTAGCTGAAAGATTATTTCCTGGTGCGCCAACAGAAATATCTATACCATCAACAGCAGGTGAAGAACTAGCAGCTTTTGCAGAACAACAATTTGAACCACAGCTACAAGCACAACAGAGAGGTATACAAGAACGTAACGATCTAAGTTATTTGTTTAGTTCTATAGATCAATTTGACCGCATGATTGGAGGATAGTGGATCCCCAAGAACTTATAAGAATAATAAAAGCATTAGATCAGTTAGTTGAAACTGCTACTAAAGAAACAGTCAACAATAGAGATTTTGGCGGTCAAAAATTATTAGATTTTGTAGGTGAAGAGTGGTCTGATTTAATGGACGTTTTTCCTAGAGAAGATGGATTATTAGTTTATGGTCCTTATAATTTAGAAGAATTAGTAGGTGCAGGAAGAAGTGATTTAAATTTAGTTATTGAACCATTGGCTGATGAAGCTAATGAAGATCTTGTATCAGGTTTTCGTTTAATGATTATGGATCAAAATACGCAATCAGTAGGTGGACCTAATATGATGAGACCAGAAATTGATGAAATTTTTATATTAGATTTAGGTGAGTTTTCTACAAAACAAGAAATGGAAAATTTATTTACTAAGACATCTGACATAGATGGTGCAACTGCAAGTGTTTCATTAGTTGGTGACAAATTAGATGAAATATTTCCTAACAGTACAGCAAGTATAGAAATGGCATTGACAAATCAAGGACCTGTTATATCTGACAGAATACGATCACAAATAAATCGTAGTTTTATTCCACCTTATGCACTAGAGGCATTTGAAAAAGTTGACGCAGAACAATCTGCACAATACGGTGAATTGACTGGAGATGTAGAAGTACCAGACACAGTAGAAGCTGCAGCAGCAGATGTAGTACCAGATGATATATCGCAAGTAAATTTAGAAGATGACGTAGCAGAAGTTAACAATGACTTTGTGTATAACAAGTTTAACGAAAAACAACGTACTGCAGACAATGTTATATTTAAAGAACTTGATGACGGAACAATAGAGTTACTTGTTATAAAACGTAAACGTGGACCACATAGATCTTTGTTTGCATTACCTGGTGGAATTGTAGAGACAGATGTTAATTTGGATCAAATAATTCAAGGTGTGGTAGATCCTGGAACACCTTCATTTAGAGATACAGAAGTGCATGATTTCTTAATGCCATTTGAAACAGAAAGTACTGTATTAGATATATCAGATAAATATAGAGGAAACGAAATATTTGGTGCAGAAGCATTAAGAGAAGCAATAGAAGAAGTAAATTTAAGAAAAAGATTTATAGACAAAAGTTTTTATTTACCAATTAAATTTGATAGATATGATTGGGACGCACGTGCAGCAAAAGGTGTTGATGTTGGTGGTATAGGAATAATAATAAAAGATGTTACTAAAACAAATACTGTTGACGGACAAAAAGTTAAATCTGTTGTAGAGACCTGGACACCTAAAGCACAAGATGACGCTGTATCGTATGAGTGGATAAAACTAGATGATGTTATTAGTGGTGAAAAACAATTAGCTTTTGGACACGTAGAATTTGTAGAAGACACATTACGATTTGCTTTAAAAAAGAATTTACTACAAAAATCAAATCAAGAAACTATATATACAAATGAATCTAAATATGATTACAACGACCTTACACAATTAAAAGAACGTGTAGCTGAAACCAAGAGAAGAAATACAGAAATTATATTAGAAAGTAATAAAGTAAGAGTTGCTAATAGTCAACCAGAAATACCTATTAGCGGTAACAATATTGTTGATAGACAGAACAAAGCGCTTATTGACAGCATAAGAGGATTAAAATCATACACACCATACGTAGGTATGGGTAAAGAAATTAAACCATTTACACCACAAATGATAATGTCACCTGATTTTATATTTCATAATATAATTCAATACACAACACAAGAAGCAGGTACAGGATTAATATTTTCTGATAAAGAAATAGAGTCTAAAGAATTAGGATTTGAATTTGCAGACGATCCAGAGTCAACATACGAAAAAATAAAAATAAAACCAGAAGCTAGAAATAAAGCTAAAGTTACAATCCGTGAAAAAGTATTAAAACAATATGCTTCGGATTTAAAATGGAAAATAAATGACGGTATGCAAATTGAACCTTTTATTGCAGCAATGTATGATAACGCAGAACAGATAGTAAACAGTGAAGAGTTTGATATATTATTAGATGAATTAATTGATCAAGGTTTTGCGTCACATAAAGAAGACGAGGTTGGAACTACTGAAGTAATAGAAACATATTATACAGATAGTTTTGATGATGGTGAAGTAAAAGAGTATGCAGGTTTACACGAAGGAAATACAGTAATTCAAAGAGACGGAATAGAAAAAGCAGTTGATGACAATATAAATTATTTAATTAACAGTGATTACAAATCAGGACCTGCATTAGCTAAATTACGTGTAAGAAATACAGGATTTTTTAAAAATACTTTTCCAGATGAAATATATTTACCTTCATGGGAATATTGGAAGACAAACAATTCAGACGTACCACAAGCATTACTTGACTCTAAACAAGCAACACTAGGTGCAGACGGTAGGTTAAAAGGTTTTGTATATCATGGATCTCCTGGACTAAATGCACGTGGTAGAGCTATATTAGATATATTAGAAAAACACGGTAGTGGTTCCAAAACAGATATGCGAGGGTTGTTTGCAGATCTCACAAATAAAATAAATTATGAAACAGATTTAAATTGGTTAGATCCTTCTAAGTATCGTTCTCAAATGTTAAGACTAAATTACATGTATACAACATCTAATCCATTTGTAGCTTCTTCGTATTCTATGGGAGGACATAATACTAGCAAAGTAAATGTTATGAATATAGACGCAAATGACAAATTTACTTCTATATTAAACAGTGAAGATATTAAAAATAATCCTGAAATTATAGCTAAGATTGACAAAGATTTAAAAAAAATAGGTTTTACTATAAAAAAAGATGAAGGACTAGAAGGTGTGTTAAGAATAAGGGCTATTAACGAATCAGAATATAAACCTTTATTTGTAGATCCTGCAATTAGCCAAATAGAATTTGACGCACCTGGTGACAGTATATTACATACAGACATGCCATTAGTACGTCAAATAAATAATCCTAAAGTTAAAAATCTAATTAACAATATAGTTAACAATACAAATATAGAAACAATTTTTGATGAAGAAATGGTGGATCGATTCTTATTTAATATTATGGACCAGTTGAAAAAAACTGGTACAGGTCTTTTAGAAGGTATGTCAGAAGCAGATCAAAGCAAAATTTATAACATGATTAAAAATGCTTTAGAAGGTAGGAATACTTCTAAAGATATACTTGATCTAAATAATAGGACTGACGGTAGCGAGGTTGTACAAACAATCAAAGATTTTTATATAGACAACATGAGTGACGTACAAGATAATGTATCTAAGACCATACAAGAAGGATTAGAAGAAGGCAAGATGAATTTTTCTGATGTCCACTATATTCTTAGAGATAATCTATATGGTAATGAATCAATTACAAATGAAGCAAGAGAAGAAGCATGGGAATATATAAAAAGCACAGGTGTTAATAATACTAAGCAACAATATTTTTATGATAAAAGATTAACTTATGCTGATGTTTTGTTTAATAAATTATTAAATGATGAATACGCTTTTTTAAATGACGGCAAAAGAATTGATTTTGATTTAGTAATGCGATTTGCAAATGAGTTAGATCCTAGTGCATTAGGTGGATCATATAGAGCAACAAAAGATTTATTGTATATTAAATATTTTTTTGAAAATATGGAAATAGATAGTCCTATGTACAATGACGCAATAGATTATGTAACAAGAAATATGGCTAGCGATTCAGCAATGAAAATAAATGGATATATAGAACCTGACAGTACCTATTTAAGAGATATTGTCAGAAATTTAGAAAATTATTTTTTACAACAAAAGTTAAGGATTCAAAAAAAATTTGGCGAAGATGTTACTGATTTTATAAAATTAAATTTAGAAGATGAAGTATTTGCTGTTCAAAATAATATATTACCTGAAGTAAAAGGTGATAAAACTTTAGTAAATTTTTTACGTAAATTAAATGGTATACCAAAAAGATATGTATCACCTGTAGGTAATAGCTATGCAGCAGGAGATATTTTATTATTAAAGTCATTATCACAAAGTGGTATCGAAATAGTTGCAGGTACAGGTGGTGGTAGAGTAGGTAATGATTTCCATGATGTATTTGGTATTGTAGATCCAGGTGATAAATTTGGTACAGGTGTACCTAGAGAAGCTAAATTTAAAGTAAAACCTGTAGAAATAAATGCTGAAAAAATACAAACAATAAACGATTTAACAAGCGGTGTAAAAGGTTTTGCAGATTTAGATGATCAGTCTATAAGAGCAATAGCAGAGTTAATACCATTACAAGTATTACTTGATAACGATACATTGTCAGATGAAACTAAAGAAAGATATTCTAAGTTATATAAAGATTTAGAAATACAAGATATTAGATTTTTTGATCCAAAACGTATAGAACCTTCAGCAGTTGACGGTGCTTTATTACAACAATTTGACGGTTTTAGACAGTTAATTGCACAACAAGGAATGTTTGGCAATGTTGAAGATGAAGTAATACAAGCACATGTGGCAGAACTATTTAATAAAATGGACGGACAGATTGCACCAGAAGATCGTATTAACTTTATTAAGAGTTCTGGATTGTTAAAAACTTTTGCTGACGGACTTGATGTATTTGACGCAGCTGTATTAGCGCCTGTATTGGTTGATGTAATTATGTCAAAAACATCTGGGACAGGAAGTGCTACAGAGACTATTGGAGGTGCAGTAGCAGATGTTGCAGAAAAAATATATGATCCTGAAGAAGTAGATACTACCTTTGAATCTCTATATGGATCTCCAGAAGATCCTTCTACATTAGCAGGTGCTATGTCAGAGTCTTTTCAAGTAGGTAAAGAAGAAATTGTTAATCCATTATTTGAAGCTGCACAATCAAATAGGATTTTAAAAGAAGTATTTGGTAATTTAAAAGAAGGCGCTATATCTGCACTTGAAACTGTACGTGACGGTTTTGGTATGAATGATTGGTTATACAATGTTAAAAGAGATATGTATGTTTCATCAGTATTAAAAGAACGTGGTTATACTGACGGTAAGAGAATACCACCAGATCTTGTTAAAAAAATAGAAAATGAATATGAATCATACGTACCAAAAGAAGTTAACAAATATGGACAACCATTAGATGTTAGTGACACTTCTCGTTACAGCAATTCTTTTTACACCGCAGGTGGTGGAGGATCAGGAGTTAGGCACGAATAATATGTTTGATATAAGAAGTTTTCCAGTTATAGAAGGTGGCGGCAAATATCCAGAAATTAAATACAGAGAGAATGGTATTGGTGTAGTTAATCCAGATAGGTTACTAGAAGCAATGCAAAACTTTAGAGATGATGATATATCAGATTTAAATGGAAGAAGTAAAGCTGCATTTTATAACAATACTGTAGATGAAATGGACGAACTACTTACAATATTTGGTGTTGAGAGTGCAAGTAATCGCACTAAAGACGGTGAGATTTTAAATATAAACAACGTACCTTACAATGCACATGCAGAATATAACGTTCCTGGAAGAGGTGAGAGTTATGGTTTATTGCAAATAGATGTATCAGGTGTAAATAAAACATACGTTATGCTAGCTATGGACGATAAATACAAAGAAATTATTAATAAAGAAAAAACTATTGAAGGTAGAAATGCTGTAGGTGCAGAGCTATTTGAAGAGAATCGTGATGAAGCTATTAAGTTTTTAAAAGATATAAACAATTTAGATAAGCATTTACTTATTGCTTCTACTATATATAACGATAATGGTCTCAATGGTTGGCGTGCATACAGTAATTACAACGATCCTAATGGTGACGCAGGTTTTAAAGAGCTATATGAAATGGTACAAAAGCAGAATCGTACAAGAGTTTTTAAATCCTGGTCAGATGAAGTAATGCAACGCAACGAAAAGAACACAGCAGACATGTTGCATATATTAGAATTAAGAGACAAAATGCCTGTTAATATTAAAGATAGAGCAATGACTTTAATTGACGCATACAAGAAACTAAAAGAAGATAATCCTGATATGACAAATTTTGCTGACAAAAAAATAGAAAAACTTAAACCATTTGCAGGTATTTATGGCAGCTAATCTCATACCACAACTACCTAGCGATACAGAACTATGGCAGGAAATAAACGAAGCAGGTCAAAGTGTATATTATCTTGTATTCCAATTACCACCTGAAGCTGCACAATTGTCTCCTGGACTAGAAAATTTTACGTTTAGATACAAAGTTAACGATCTAAAAGAAATAGCACAAATAGGTACAACAGTAACTCCAGATGTAGTAGTTACTAAAGACGGAGATGTATACAGTACAGAAGGTGATACAACTATAGATGTTGATGATTATGTAAATAGTTTTTATTTTGGCACACACAATCAATTAGCTGCTATTAGTGGGCAAGTTGAAGACGGTGCTGCAGGATATGAATACTTTATAGAATCATTAGAGACTGAAGCAAAGTATAAACCATATATGTTTAGTAAAAATGCACAAGGTCAATATGATTATCTTGCTGTTGTATTAGAAGCAGCTAAAGAAGGTAGAACTGCAAGAGAAGCAGAACTAGCACAAACAACCTGGTGGAAGACACATACAGCTACAGAACGCCAGGAGATGTTATTTGCACACCAGGATCCTGCAACATTTAGTCAACGTGGCATAAAGAAAAGAGAAGACATAATAAGCAGAATGATGGCTGCAGGTATAACAGAGTTAGATCCTAAAGTCATTGACGCTATTACACAGAAGTATCAATACGGTACATTCACTGATGATGATATTACTAAAACTTTACAGAAGTTAGCTAATCCTTTAATTAGATATACATTAGATCCAGAAGTAAAAGCTGCATTAGAAGGTAAGACATTAGAGACAATAGAACTTACAAGACAAATGGAAAATACTATTAACTCTATACTAGGTCCAGGAGTTGCAGATAATTACAACTTAGAACAGTTACTTGCTAATTACCAGGATAATCCTACAGCATTTACACAAGAGTTTTTACCTAAACTACAAGATCAATTTCAAGCAAAGTTTACACAGTATGCAGGAACTAATGTTAAAGCATACGAAGATATTGCACCAGACCTTAGAACAGAATGGCAGAGCATTACAGGTGCAGCACCAGATGAAAGATCTGCACAATGGAATCAATTTATTGCAACTAATGATGTAGCAGAACGTAAAGATATTGCATTTGCTGCAGCAGCAGAGTCAGGTTCACAAACATATAGAGATCAATTTAAATCAGACATGGAGAGAGTATTTGGTAAAGCAGGCGCTAGATCAACTGGCGGAGGAAGGTTTGGGTTATGAGCGGTATATTAGGTAGAATTATGCAATTAGGACCAAGATTAGGACCTCGTCCATTGCAAACAGAATTATCTGCTGACATGGATTTAAGTGCAGTACGTGAACAAGCTGCACAAAGCGCAGCAGTAGTAGCACAAAGAGAACAAGAAGCTAGATTAGCTGCACTTGCAGAAGAAGAACCACAAGCAGCAGCAGTAGTATCTGAACCAGATCCTGAACCACAACCTGATCCAGATCCTGATCCAGAACCAACTGGTGATGAAGTAGCGTCAACACAAACAATAATTAAAAATGGAAGAATTGTATTTCAAACTATATACAAAGATGGAAGAATAGAAGAACAAGATTTAGGTCCAAGTGATCCAGGTGTACCAGATCCTCCACCTCCTGCACCAGTTCCAGGAGATCCACAAGAACAGTTTAATGCTAGAGAGTTTGCACAAGCTAACTATAGCTATTTAGGTGAAGAGTTACTTGAAACATTTATAGGTGAATACAATTCTAATGGTGGTGACGTAGATGAAGCGTTACGTACAATGAGAGGTACACAAGCATACAAAGATAAGTTTCCTGGAATATTTAGAGAAGATGGTACAACACTTAGGTTTACTACAGAGACACCAGAACTAGATTACATTAAGATGAAGGAAGATTATTTTAACGCATTAGAAGATTACAATTTAAATCCTAGTTACTTTGAGGACAAGATTACACAATTGTTTGAAAATGATGTTGATCCACAAACATTTGGTACAAGATTAGATACTGCATATACATCACTGTTTAATCAGTTTGACGCAGTAAAACAATACTATGTAGAGAACTATCCTGGACAGTTTCCTACAACTGATGACATATCTGATGAAGCTATATTTGCTAGCTTTATATCAGAAGATGTATCAGCAGATATTATTTCACAAAGAGTTAAAGTATCACAGATTGGTGGTGCATTTAAAGAAGAAGACTTTGCAGTTTCAGCACAACAAGCACAACGATTAGTTAGTGCAGGTTTATCTGGTACTGGTGCGCAACAGTTAGCAGCTAGAGCAGAGACACAGCTACCAAGATTACAAAGACTTGCTAGAAGATTTACAGGTAGAGAAGATATATTTGGTTTATCAGAGTTTATTGAATCAGAAGTATTTGGTGAAGGAGTAGCTGCACAAGTACGTGAAAAACTAGAAGCAGAGCAAGCTACAGTGTTCACACGTGAAGGTGGCGCTGCACAAACACAAGCAGGCGTAACAGGATTAGTCGAACAATAAAAAAAATCTAAAACAGTCATTTTATGTGCTATACTATTTGTATTGGCGTGGTCAGAATCCGCCAAGTAAATAATAGATCGACAACTCTGGCATAGGGTTCCTACGTCCTTGCCACGTATTAAATTCGTAGAGGTGTTGTATGCGTAATTACAGCGCCGATTCAGCATGTAAACAAATACTGTAATCACTCCCAATATGATCCACACCTTATTGGAGATTAGTGTAATAGTGTGAGAAATGGAGAATATCAATGACAGACGAAACAATGGAAAGCATGGAAACCAACGAAGGTATAAAAGGTTTAAGGGAAAAACTTAAATCTGTAGAACAAGAGAATAAAGAATTAAAGAATGTTGTAAAGACTTCTTTATTTAAAGATGTTGGATTAGATCCTCACTCTGGCACAGGTAAGATGGCTTTTGATCTTTATGATGGAAAACCAGATACTGCAGAACTAGGACAATGGCTTAAAGAAACTTACAATATCGATACTGAAGTACAGCAGAACAACGAAGTAGCTGCTGCGAAGATCGCTGAAAGTGACGATAAGCTAACACAGATACAACAAAACTCTGTAGCTGCACAACCTGCAGATTGGACACAGAAAATGCAAGACGTTATAGCAAGTGGAGACACTTCTGTTAGAGATAGTCTAAGAGCAAAATTAGCTTTACAAGAAGAACTTAAAAGAAAATAATATCTCGTAAGAGAGAAGGGAAATAGTAGAATATGGCAGCAATATCAGGTGCTAATCCAATAGTTGCTAGTGACGTTAATAACTTTACTGGTGAATTATTTAAAATCACACCTCATAGAACACCATTGCTAGCTGCTGCAGGCGGACTTAACGGAGGAGTTGCGATCAACTCAACATTCTTCCAGTTCCAAACACAAGATAACGCCGTAGTGACTGCTGTTACTCCAGATGATGAAGGTGGTTCACCTAACTATTCTGGAAGAAGCAGAAGTTCACAACAGGGTACACTACAAATTTTCCATGAAGCAGCGCAAGTATCTTATACTGCACAAGCAGCTTCTGGAGAAATTGTACCGTTTCAATTATCAGGGAACTATAAGAACTCCGATCCTGCATTAGCATTAGCAGGTAACAATCCAATTACTGATGAGTTAGCTTATCAGATGGAATTAGTATTAGAGCAAGTAGCAAAGAAAGTCGAATGGTCAGCATTTAACGCTTCTTACAATGACGGTACTACAGGTAATCGTCAGATGAGAGGTCTTAAAGAACACCAAGACTTATCAGGCGGAAACTCTGTCAACAATGATGACGGAGGAGATCCTGCTGCAGCACAAAAATTAAACTGGTCAATCATAGCTGACGCTATGAAAGCGTTGTATGACGCAGGCGCACCAATGAGACAACCAGTGCTTTTTGTTTCTCCAACAATGTTGTTGGATCTTAACAAAGAATTAATTAGTGCTTCAGTTGGAGACGTTAATTATGGTATTATACCAAGAGACAGAAATGTCGGAGGTGTTGACATTGATACAATCGTCACACCATTCGGTTCACTCGGAATGGCATTATCTGACTACTTGCCTGCAGGAACTATATCTGGTTCTAAGCAAGCATTTATCGTTGACCTTAGTTTTGTCAAACCAGTATTCCTTAACATTCCAGGTTATGGAACTATGTTTGTAAGAGACTTAGATCAAAACGATCAAGCAAGAATTGCAAAAGCAGTATACATGGAAATGGCTTTCGATTTCGGACCACAACAATATCACTGTGCAATCGACAACGTAGTAGGTTAATCCTACTAATTATTAATACTCTAAGACCGCTAATCCACCTTAGCGGTCTTTAGAGTATGTTAAAATAAGGACATCATGGCATACGGAATGAGTAAAAGCGAAGTAGCTTTAATAGATGTTTCAGAAGACGCAAGCAACAGCGAAGGTGTTAACGTAGAAAATATGTTACTCTGCGGTGTTGTTTTTCCTGCAACAATGACAGGAACAGCAATTACATTTGACTATTCAGTAGATAACTCTAGTTGGGTAGATGTATTTGAAACTGACGGAACTGAAGTATCTTATACAGTTAGCGCAGGTAATGTAGTGCGTATAGATCCTAGTGGTTGGGCATTTGCTTCCAATGGATATATAAGAGTTACATCTGACGGAACAGAAGCTGCTGACAGAAAAATTAAATTATTATTTAGAACTGCTTAGGAGGACCAATGTCAACATTCGGTCAACTTATCGACAGAACTTACAGAGAGTATCTTAGACCTGTAGAGGAACAAGAACCGTTAACACAAGTTGCTAATCTTGATAGTATATCTGGTGGTGCGCAAGGTTTAACATCAAGTGGCACAACTTTACAGTACAAAGAAGGACTTTTTACACCAGAAGAAGAAGAGCTTATTGGTGCAGGTTCTGTTTTAGAAATAGATCAAGAACTTTTAATGGTTGAAAACATTAATACAGTATCACGTGAAATAACTGTAGAACGTGGTAGGTTAGGATCTACTGCAGTAGAACATACTAACGATACAGATATAATTTTAAAACCTAAATATCCTAGATTAAATGTAGCTAATGCTATTGGAGATCAAGTTATAGGTTTATATCCTGCCTTATATGCTGTAAAGAAAACGTCTATAACTACATCATCTACACAATTTGTAGAAATGCCTGCAGGAACACAAAGAATATTACAAGCAAAAATGGATAACTCAACATCTGGATCTTCTACTACTGTATACAGTGACGTTGCATTAGAGTTACTTACAGATTTTGCAGGATCAACAACAGAAGCAGCAGTACAATTTCCTACTGCACCTACATCAGGTAAAACTGTATATGTTGTTTATGCTTCAAAATTTACAAGACCTAGTGCAGAAACAGATGATTTAAATTCTGTATCTGGATTAGAAGATTTCCATGAGCAAATAGTTATGGTTGGTGCTGTAGCACAGTTACTATCAGAGCTAGATGTTGACGCTACAACACAAGATTACATTACAGAAAACTTAGAACAAAGAGGAATACCTGTAGGATCTGGAGAGAGATTACGTAACGCATTGTTAAGATACTACGGAGTATTATTAGATAGAGCAAGAAGAGAACAGAGATCACGCTTTCCACAAGGCGTAGAGTTATATGGAATCAGCTTTACCTAATGCCTTTACCTTCAACTTCTAACGTTACAAATCCGTTAGCTTTTGGCTACCAGGCACAAATATCTGATGGTATTACAGACATCTTACTTAGACTTGCAGTAGCACCAGGTAGAGAATTATCTATTACTACTGCACCACTATCTGCGCAACAAGTTAACACAGCGCAAGTACCTGAAGAGTTTAGAGCAGAGTTTGGTCAATCTTTTGCACGATCTGATTTTTCTGGTGGCGCAGGTTTAGATCAAGCACATCAAAGAATACAAGGCACCAATGACTTTAGAAGATTTTTTGATAGCAAAGGTATTAATGTATTTAAGAATGCAGATGATAGTGGTAAAGCATACAGTATAGAGTTATTAAATGAAACTACTGCTGTAACTGCAAGAGCAAGTACAGAGACAGAGCAACACATTATTGCACACGAAGATGTGTTGTATGTTGCACAAGGACATGACGTATATTACTCATCTGATAATGGAGATACCTGGACACAAACAGATCCATATTCTGCAGGACCAGGATTTGATGTAACAGGCATGGCGCTAGAAGGACATATATTGTATGTGTCTATGAATGACGGAACAGATAGTATTGTAAGAAAATTAGACGCAGATGACATTGCAAGTGGTTGGTCTAACTATATGAATTTACATTCTTCACATATCTACACAGGATTATTTAATGTAAAAAATTATTTGCTAGCTATTGATGATGACGGACACTTGCACGAACTAGACGGAACTAGCAGTCCTCCTTTAATAAAAGATTTACCTTCAGGATCTTTATGGACAGCAGTTATTGACGGAGGTTCTGTAATACTTGCAGCAGCAGATGACGGATATATATATGCAATTAAAGATGATCAAACATCTGGTCTGGTGCTTGCAGGACAAACATACATAGAAGGTGAAGACATTGTAGATATGACAGAGAGTAACGGTATTATTTTCTTTTCTACATCACAAACATCAGCAGGCGGTGGAAAAATAGGAAGAGTATATAGAGGAACTATTGCAACAGATGGTGTGCTGTATACACTTGATGAAAGACAATTAGTAAAAGAGTTTGGAGATAACGAGACAACAGTAGATAAAAGTCCTACTGCATTTTTTAATACAAGAGACCAAATATATTTTGGTGTTATAGACAGTGCTAGTGAAACTGATCTATATTCTATTTACTTACCAACATTAGGTTACGCTAGAAATATTTATTACACAGGTACATCAGGCAAAGTAAAAGGTATTGCTGTTGCTAATGGTAAATTATTCTTTTTAGTTACAGGTGTTGGTTTAATAAAAGAAGCAGCAACATTAGTCAGTAATGGTTACTTAATACTTCCTGCTGCAGATTTTTATACATCACAAGCAAAACAATGGATTGGTGGTCGTTTATATACTAACGATATACCTGCAGGATCAAGCGTGTTAGCAGAATTTAGTACAGAACTTGACGCATTAGAAAACCCAAACGCTTCAAGTTACTCTACTTTAACTAGAATTGAGACATCACAAAGTGGTAACGAAATACCTATGATCAATGTTATAAATAGATGGCTAGTTGCTAAATTAACAATTAATGCAGACAGTGGTAGAACATCTAGTCCTGAAGTTTATTCTTATAGTTATCGTGCTTTCCCAGAACCAGAAGATATTATTGCAAGAATACCTATAAACGTATCTGATCGTATAGAGCGTCCAGGTAAACGTGCAAAAAATATACCTGGTATTGGTAAGAAATTATTTGACGCTGTAAAAAAACTAGAAGGTAAATCAGTTACTTTAACTTTATTTAAACCTGATGAAATTATTAGAGGTATTGTAGAAAACGTTACGTTACCTGTACAAGAAATTACTAAGTTAGGATCTACTATGGTGTTTTGTACAATACAAGTAAGAGGTCAGAGACAAGCAGCAGGTACTGGTGAGATTTCTTCATTAGGCGCACTTGGTATTGGAAGATTAGGAATACACCAATACGGTGTGTGATATACTGACAAGGAGAATTTAGAATATGGCAGATACAAGAAAAGCAGCAGAAACATTTACACGTAACGCATTTGAAACTACATTGTCAAGTACGTTTGGTGCTAGTGATACTACAGCAACAGTAGCTTCTACATCTGGATTAACAAGTCCATGTTATTTAGTTATTGAACCAGACAGTGCTACACAAAGAGAGTATGTATTTTTTGATGGAACATTTACAGCTACACAATTAAACACAACTACAACAGATAATAGATACCTTACAGGATCTGCAGCAGCTTCAGGTTTATCACACCCACAAAACTCAAAAGTTCGTATGGTGCCTGTACAACAAGTATTTGAAGATATTTTTGACGCATTAGGTCAAGTAGTAGATGTAAGTTATGCTTCAGGAGACGCAGGCACACCTAAATTAGCAGCAGATTTAAACGCTAACAACAATAAAATTACAAACCTTACTACACCTACAGCAGCAGCAGACGCTGCAAACAAATCTTATGTGGACAATGCAGCGCCATCATTAGTTGGCGGAAATGGAATTGATTATTCAAGTCCTACTATTTCTGTGGATATAAATGGTGCTACTGATGGAACAGGTATAACTATAGACGGATCATCAGATTTAGTATTAGTCTATGACGCAGATACACTAGCGGTCAAGAAAGTTTACACAAGTCAAATAGCTACACCTGTAAGTTTAAATTCTAGTAAATTGTTCTTCTCATTAAATGGATAATGAAAATAACAATTTGCTATAGTAAGTATATGAAACAGATCGGAGAGATAGAATGGCAAGCGGAATACTAGGACAAGAGACAATTACTTCAGCTTCTACTGGTACATCATTAGTTGTGTACACAGTACCTGCAAGTACATTAGCTGTTGTCAATGTAAACATTGCAAGTATTTCAACATCTTCTCAAACATTTAACTTAGCTATTCCTGATGAAACAGATGGTACTTATGATACTGCTGATACAGTAGAGCTAGATAGTACATTACAAGCTAAAGCTATTGTTGAAAGAACTAATATTGTTCTTGAAGCAGGTAGAAGTATTGTAGTTGAAAGTTCTGACGCAACAGGTGTAGTTGTTAATGTTTGGGGAATTGAAGAAGCAGTTTAAATTTAAGGATTAATTATGGTTAGATATTCCGAAGCGGATATTAATTCTCAACAAATTAAATCTGTTCAACGTATAACTGGTAGCGCTAGTGTTCCTAGTACAGGTCAAGGTGGAGGTGGTTCACACGCTACTAGAAGTACTGATGTAACAATATCAGAAGTAGATACAACTAAATCATTTTTAATTGTTGAAAGTTGGATGGAAGGTGGTTATTGGTGGCAATGGGGTACAGGTGGTAATGACACACAAATGTATTGGGAAGGTGGTACTAATTCAGCTACACTAATAAACAGTACAACAGTTCGTGTATATTATGGACAAAGCCATAATTATGGTGAACCAACAGCTCAGTGGTCTATACAAGTAGTGGAGTATTATTAATGGTAAGAAGTGAAAGCACACCTACTTCAGGAATTAAATCAATACAAAGAGGACAGCAATTAATTGCACCTAGTGGAAGTCAAGGTACTTATATTGTTAATATAACAATAACTGAAGTTGATTTAAACAATGCGGTATTATTTTGTAACGCTAGTTGGGATAGTGCAGGTGGAGTACATTCGTGGCAAAGTACGCATTATTGGTTAGGTACATTCGCAAAACCTGAAGTACAATTAACTACATCTACTAATATAGAAGTTGATATGTTTCAAGGATATACTAATGGACCAGCAGGTAACGGTCGTGATCCTTATGTATCATGGCAAGTAGTGGAGTATTATTAATGAGAACAGTACGTAATGCACAAATAATAAAATCTATACAACATAAATCGTATAGTAATTCAAGAAGCAACGCCAATGTAACTATTACAGAAGTTGATTTAGATAAAACTATTTTGTTTCATAGTGCCAAACATGCACATGGAATGTGTAATGCAAATAATTCTGCACATCTTTCAAGTAGTACAAACATTGCTCTTAAAAGTGAAGGAACTTACAATGAATATAATGCAGGTAATTCTTATCAGGAAGTGGTAGAGTATAATTAGTGGGTAGATATAAAAAAATTCCTGGACAAGGTAAAACAATTAAATCAATACAAAGAATTGATAGACAAGCAAGTCCTATTACTATTAATCCTGTAGATGTTAATAAAACTATTGTGTTAAACTACTTTAAAGGTGGCAATGATGGTCAAGGTTCTTGTTGGTATTTAAGCGATAGTACTACATTAACAAAAACAGTTGGTCAGAATTTTACTGGAGAAGTAATAGAGTTTTGGTAGAAAGGTATAATAAAATATGCACAATTTTATAGAGTTATCAACAGCAAACATAGTTGTAGGGTATAAAACAGTTAAAAGTAATGTAATAAGCGTAAACGAAGATGGCACTGAAAATTTATTTTCTGATTTATCTAATCATATAGAAGCACCTGAACACGCTACTGTTAGTGAAGTAGGTAGTAAATATAATTCTGATGACCAATCATTTACTTCACCAGGAGAAGATAGTCAAGGAAATCCTCGTTGGTTTAATATTGAAGATGGAACTTTATGGCAAAATACTTATGAAGAAGATGGCAGAGTTTCAGTTCCTGAACAAGTTGTAGAATAAATCTCCTACACTTAAATAATCTAAATTTTCTTTTAACATTTTTTGATCGTAAAAATGTGAGTAATTATATTTAACTCTTGGATCATATATATTTAATACTCTGTTTTTAAAATTTTCTGATACATTATTTGTAAAATGTTCTAAAGCTAAACTATTAGCTGTATTCCAAAACTTTGTGTCTATATTTTTATTAGCTAAATAGTGCATAAGAATAGTATCTATTGCTTCATCAATATAATCTCTTAACGCCTGTGGATCAAAAGTTCTTGGATTATTCCATAAATGATAAGCAGAATTTATTGTTATATTAATACCAGTTAAACTTGTTCCTTCAAAAGGTTCAACAAAAAAATTTTTATTTCCTATGTAAACTTTGTTTTTATTAAAAGGAAACTTTTTGTAATAATTTTTAAAAGGTAATACTTGATAATCTTTAAAAGCAAATTGTTTTTCTAATTCTTCTAGTATCTCATCTTGTGTATTTAAATTAGAATTAAACATGTGTGTAACAAACAAATATCTTTTACTTGGTATTATTGAAATATAACCATGTTTCATTGCTTTTATTTTTGTGTACATAAATGGTGGATATTCGTGAGGTATTTTAATTCCTAATGCTGTATTGACTGGAATGTTTTTAATAAGATTATAGCTTTCATCTATATTAGGTATACCACTACCATCAAATATATAATCTGACGATATATTGTTAAAGTTGTCTGTTTCAATATATTTTATTTTATTTATTGACATAAGATAATTAATAAAATCTTTACTATTAAATTGCAAACTAGCATTACTTAATTTGTATGATTGAAAATAATCTTTATTATTAAAATTTTCTTTCATAATTCCTAATTTTATGTTGGCATAAAACTTTTCTATATCCAAATAATTTATGTTATCTAATTGAAACGGTGTATCTAAAGCAGAACTTATACCTACGTCCCAGTGTTTTGCGTTTGGGTTTATTAAACAATCTATTTCCCAATCAGTGTGTAATTTAAAATAATTAATAGCAAGCATACTAGCAATGCCGTTACCAAGTACAGTAAGTTTCTTCATACCAATATTCTACATGTTATAATAATTCTATGTCAATGTTAATCATGCTTAAAGAAGGTGGTTCATTATTAATAGATAGCATTGGTGGACCAATAAGTGAAGATATAAATTTATTACCTGAAGCTAGTGGCGGATCAGGTCTATCTTTATTTGATATGTTATTTTATGCTAACTCTTTATTTATTATAGATGATACAGTTACTGGACCAAACACTACAATATTTGTAAACGGAAAAACAAAACATTTCTTTTCTTTGAACGCAGCTTAGTATATAATTAATACATGCCTGAAATTATATTTACTTCAGATTTTGATGAATTTATAGATACAAAAGAAATTAATCCGCAACCTACTAAAAATTTTATTCCAAAGTGGTATAAAGATATGCCAGTAGATATGCCGCAAAATCATACATGGTTTAAAAGTAAATTAGTTCCTAACTGGAGAACTACTAAAATGTGTCCTTCTTTTGCAAATATATTTCACGAAGATACATACGTAGCTGTTGCACCTTGTGACATACATTTATTTAATATGAATGGTAAATGGCAAGGTAGAACATCTAATCCTAAAGTTGGTTTAAATCATCACGAAGATGATCAGTTTGTAAATCATATACCAGGAAAACCAATTAAAGCTGTATTTAGATTAGCGACTAGATTTCATTGTATATTACCTAAAGGATATGCACTAAGATATATACCTTTAAATTTACATTTTAACAGTGATTGGTTTGCTACTTATGGTGTAATAGAACAAGATAAAATGACACAATTAAATGTACAAATATTAGTGACGACTGATAAAGAAGAATTGTTAATTAGAAAAGGGGAACCTATATGTTATTTAGTTCCTTATAGAAAAGAAAAATATAAATATACTTTTAAATACATGGACGAAAAAATTAGAAGGTTTGTTAAAAAAATAGATTTAGTAACATTGAGTAGGTTTAAAGGAGGTTACAGTAAAAGTGAAAGTTACGATTATACCAAAGAGTAAAGAGTTTGAAGATCTATTAAAGTTATATCCGCCAGTAAAAGCTAAAGATATATTACCTGATTGGTGGAAACAATTAAAACCTGGTAGTTACAGAGATAGTTGGAAAGACGCTCATTTAAACATTCCTTCAGGTGATAAATTTATTACAGCTAAAACATGTCCCGCTATACAAGATTATTTTGGTGAAGGTATTGTATTACCTTTATGGGGAAAAATGTATATAGGAACAGAAAAAGTAGATGGCAAAGATCATACTTATGCAGCATTTACTTCTGATACTTACCATAAAGAAAAATTATTAGGCGCACATGTAGAACATCAAGTAGGTGATATGCCTATAGGTATGACACCACAAGGAACTATATTAAAATTAGGTATGCCTTACAAAATATTAGTACCTGATGGTTATAGTGTTATGTATCAAGATCCATTTTACCATTTTAGAAATGATATAAGAATGCTTACTGGTGTAGTAGAAGCAGATAAGTGGGGATATGTTGCATTTCCATTTTCTATTGAAAATTATAATTGCACTATAGAAGCAGGTACACCATTAGTTTATGTACATGTATTTAAAAAAGAAGATATCAAATTAAAGGTTCGCAAAGGTACTAAAAAAGAATATGAAGAAAATTATTTAGAAAAACAGAACTTTGTAATTAATGAAAACTTTATAACAGGTTATAAAAAACAACCTAAATTTTATAAAGATTATCCGACTATGTAAGCGTGTGTTATAATTATATTTATGGACTACATCATAGGATTTTTGTTAGGTTTTTTTTTAAAAGAAATTATTTCTTATCTTAAAAGATTAAGTCAATGGGATTGGGATAATCGTAAATCTTGGGATAAAGAATGGGATTGGATTACACCTATCCAAGAAGATGATCTTCCATAATGTCTAACGGTAACGGCTTCACTACTAAGGAATACTTGCAATTAATTAAAGAAGAAGTTGATATTGCTAATAAACGTATTGACGAACTTCATGAAAAAATAAATAAATCACCAACACGTCAGGAGATTTTAGGTTGGCTTGTTGCAATTACGAGCAGCGCAGCTTTCCTTAATAGTATAATGTAACCTATGCAAGGTTACTCTTTATATTGGAATATATCTAAACGCATGATTGCTGTATTTATAGCACAAGCATTAAGTGTTATAGGTGCAGGATCACTTATAGGTATTGATGTTATACAATCATCATTACTTGCAGGGCTATTAGGTGTAGCTAATGTACTAGAAATCTTAGCAAGGAAATACCTAAATGATGGGCAACTTACAATCGAGGAAGTTAATCAAGCATTTGGTATTTTAGATAGCAAGACACATAATGATATGAATGGGAGAGAAATATAATGGCAGATCCATGCTGCGGTGGTGGTTGTTGCGGAACTAAGTAAGTTCCGTGCTACACAAATTTAATACACTTGTTCGCTTATGTATTGTTGCGTTCTTAATAATTCCTTTTCCTGTACTTGCAGATCATGTACCTACGCAACCTGCTTATGGTCAAGATCTTACAACAGATAATAACGCAGGAACTATAACTATTGGTATATTGGGTTCTGATGGGTGGGAAGATAGTCCACCTGAAAATTACACAATATTTTTTAGTGGTAGTAGTGGTATAACTGAAACAAATAGCTTTTGTGTAACAACTTCTTTTGGTCATCAAACAAACACCTGGCAATATTATACATTTAGTAATGATGATTTAAAATATTACTTTGCAGATCTAGCAGGAAAAAACTTTTATTTTAGAATAAGAAGTAATAATGAAACAGATAATATTGTTTCTACTCTAACTACTGAAAGTGTTTATAACATTTATGCAGGTCCACCATTTGAATTTAACCAAACAGATTGGTCAGCACCTACAGGAACAGACGCTTGTAATCCTTATGTAGTTACTACTACAACCACAGTTGCACCTCCAACAACAGAATCTGCAGCACAAGAAGAAGTAGTAGAGGAAGAAACTACAACTACTAGCAGTACTACAACTACAACACAACCACCTCCGCCTCCTCCTCCGCCACCTACAACAACTACTACGTTGTATGTAGTAGTGAACGAAGATGGTAGCACATCAGAATATACTGAAACAGAAGTAGAAGATGGAACTGTAGATCGTGATAATCAACGTAAAGATAATGAAGATAAGTATGGTTGTTACATGACAGACGCACAAATAGAACGTGGTGATTGTGACATACCTAAAGAAGAAGAAGTAGTAGAAGAAAAAGAAGAAGAAGTTATAATAAAAGAAGATGAAAAAGAACAACCAGATACCGAAGAAGTCATTTCTGATGATGATGTTGTGGTACCTGAAGTGGTCGTTGAAGATAAAGATGAGGATTTTTTTGATGAACCTAAAGAGGAAGTTATAGAAGATGAGTTGGATCAAGAGATACCAGGAGATGACGACATCAGAGAAGAGGGAATTCAAGAGGAAGATGACAAAGACCAGGATAATAAAGAAGAAGAAATAAAAGAGGAGGAAGAAGTTGAAGAGACAAAAGAGATCATACTGGAACCAGAAGAAGAGCCAGAAAAATTTGAAGAGCAAACTGTACAAGATCTTGTAAAAGACATTGAAGAAGTAGAGCTAGAAGATCTTGAAACAGAGCAGGTTATCGAAGTACTTACTGAAGTTGCTGATGTCGGAGTGGAGAATCTTACAGAAGTTAGCGAAGATGTACTTGAAGTTGTAAGTCAGGTAGTAGAACAATCTATACAAAAAGCAGAAGAATTAACTGAAGAGCAAGTAGAAGTAGTTGCAACTGTACTTAATTTAGAAGATAAGAATGACGTAAAGGTTATAGCTGAAGCTGTAAAAAATGACGAAGCAGTGGCAGAAGCTGTTGAAGAATATGTAGAACGTGCAGTAGAAAACAAAGATGTAGAAGATTACACACTTGCTGATGTTGTGACAGAGATACAAACTGAACAATTCCTTGCAGATCCTATTGGTGCATTTACTGATATAAATATACAAGAGATAGATCTAGGTGCTATTGGTAACGATATGACTAACGATCAAAAAGAAAAAGCACAAGAAGTTGTAGTACCAGTTATCATAGCTTCGCAAATTGTGGCTAGTGTGCAAGTCGTACCAGTTAGAATGAGACGTAGGATATGAAGTACATAAAGAAATTTTTTAATTGGTTATCAGAAATAATCAAAGAGACAATAGCACAAACATTTACTTTGCTAGGTTTTTTTATAGCATGGCTAACATTAACTGGCACAGCTAAGGACATAGTTGGAGTTGCTATAATAATAAGTATAGTTTTATGGTTGTTAACTATAGGACTACGTAAAGATAAAGACGATCAACCGAAAAAGAAAGTGAGCAGATAATGCCATACGATAAAAAAGGTAAGAAAAAAAGATACTCTTCTAAGAGAATCAAAAAGATGAAGTAGCTATAATATAGTATGGCAAAAAGTAAACCAGTATGGGACAAACCACGTCCCAAAGATCTAGGAAAATCTAAAAAACTTACACCTTCACAAAAGGCAAAGGCAAAAGCTAGAGCTAAAGCTAATGGTCGTAAATATCCTAATATGGTGGACAACATGTGGGCAGCTAGCAGGTAGGATCATACGAAAGTATCTTGTCCTAAATGCGGACAACCTCTTCTTGTCAAAAACAGTAAATTATACTGTACAAATCCCCAATGCAAAGACTATACTAAGGTTAAGTAAACAGGGAGAATAATGAAAATACAAGTTGTTCGTACACAGTTCGGCATAGACGCTACTAATGGTCTTATGTATATTGACGGTAAGTTTGAGTGTTATACACTTGAAGATCAATATCAAGCAGTAAAAGTAATGCACGAAACCTGCATACCTGAAGGTACATACGATATAAAGTTTAGAAAAGTTGGTGGATTTCACCAGAAATACAGTGCAAGATATAAGAATGCACACTACGGAATGTTAGAATTACAAAACGTTCCTGGATTTCAATACATACTTATACACTCTGGGAATACGGACGAGCATACATCAGGTTGTATTTTGACAGGTAACACACAACAAGATCTTGATCTAGGTAAAGACGGTATGATTGGACAATCACGCATAGCGTATCAAAACATGTATGCAAAGGTTGCAAAAGTATTACTACAAGGTAAACCAGTTACATTAGAAGTAAGTAAGATAAATTTAGATGGTGCTGCCGCACCAGAACAAAGTTCCGATAGTAAAACGTTGGATTCTATTCACGAAAAAGTGACACGAATTGACGCTAAACTACAGGGAAGACCAATAATATAGACTGGAGATAATATGAGTGATGAACTCAAAGCACTTATCGAAAAAGTTGTATGGACATTCATTGAAGCATTTGGTTCTGCTTTACTTGTAGGTCCTGCACTCGACTTAGACATTACAGCAATCCAAGCTGCAGCAATTGCAGGTGGTGGATCAGTGATAGTAGTACTAAAAGAGTATGCAAAAAAACAACTCGCAGGTAAGTAAACTTACTGCAACCCAACAGGACGTAGCACACAACGAAGTTAAAGATACACCAAGTCACCCCAATGGTTGGGAACCTGGCGTAGAATTTAATTACAAAACTAAGACAGGCACAATAACAACAAGAGCTATGGACAATGCTAGTCCAGAGTTTAATGATCTTCTTAGATCGTGGGGATTCGATCCTGATAAGTATTCTATTCTAAATGACACTATTCGTGTAAGCACGTGGGATATGAATATGGGCAAAGGAGACGTGCAACAAGCATGGGCATACAAAGCACAGATTGTTTACAAAGAACATGCACTAGACAAAGAAGATTATGATCGTATATCTAAGTGGATCCAGACTTACAAGCGTAAAGCTAAACCTAAAGTAACAAAACCTAAAGCTAGTTTTTTTGTTGCTATATCTGATCTACAGTTAGGCAAGCGTGATGGCGGTGGTACTGAAGCTATTGTTAATAGATTTTTAGAAAAGATAGATACAGTACGTGATCGTTATAACTTCTTGCGTAAAGCAGGAGTGCAGCTAGATCAGTTAACAGTTGTAGGATTAGGTGATATAGTCGAGGGCTGCGTAGGATTTTACCCACAAGCAATGGGACCGAACGGAGTCGAACTTGATTATCGTAATCAAATGAAGTTAGCTAGAAGACTTATTGCTAAAGCATTAGTTGAATGGTCAAGAGACTTTGATGTAGTTGTAGTAGGTGCAGTACCAGGTAATCATGGAACTAAAAGAATTGCAAAGAATCTTGCACCAACAGGTGAGATGGACAACTATGACATAGAAGTGTTTGAACAGATTGCAGAAATATTTGCAGATAAACCACAGTACAAACATGTAAAGTTTGTTATACCAGATGAACCACACTTATCATTAAATGTATGTGGCACAAACATGAGCTTTACTCATGGACATCTTGCAGGTTACAGTGGATCGGTAGAAAATAAACTAATGAACTGGTGGAAGAACCAGACATTTGGTGGATTCCATGCAGGATCCAGTGACATTCTTGTGACAGGTCATTACCATCATCACCGTGAATTACATGATGGACGCACCTGGATCCAGGTACCTAGCTTAGATGAGTCAACATGGTTTGAGCAGCAAGCAGGTAAGAAAACCAAACAAGGTGTAATGACTATGGTTATAGATCATAAAGGACACAATAATAAAGAGATAGTATAAAGCAAAGCGGACTCACAGGTCCGCTTTATTGCTTGTGGGAAGGAGTTGTCTAACGTTATGACACGTAAGATAACTATATCCACAGATTACTGCATGCTATAATAGTTGTCAAGTCAATTCATTGGTCAGAGGTTTCCTCCTTTACTCTGATCCTTGACACCAGATCATAACTTCGATCTGGTGTTTTTACTATAAATTCTTTACGATTCTGTATTTATGCTATATAATTAATAGTGGGAGGTAGTAATGACTGCAATTAATACTACGTTTGATGATAACTTTATGTTGTCAGAACTTGTACAATCAGTTGGTGAGACTGGTAGAGGATTTGTTGTAATACATAAGAACAGTCCTAAGTACATAGACAGCACAGGTGAGTTACGTGACTGGTTACACAGACATGGTTTATATATATACCATTTTGAGAACTGGAATAACGTTATACATTATGTATTTGTTAGATCAGAACGCGGCGGCGATTAAGTTATGAACTTATTTACAAGTCAAAAGGAGATGAAGAAGTGGGCGATAGCTATGGCTAACGCATGTGGTGGACAAGAAGTGTCACAGACATCTATTAAACTTAATAAAATTAATCCAAAAAAAGTAGAAGATTTAACAACAAAGTTTGTAACTGATTACAACGAAATGATGAATGCTGCTTTAGCTATAGGAGAACAAGAATGAGCGCACCTGATCCAATGGACAGAGATGTAAAAGTAATGTTTAGTGATCTAAGTACACGTGATTATATAATTACTGCTAGTAATTTAAAAGAAGCAGAAGAAGTATTTGATACAATATTTAATCACATGGAACAAAGTATTACAGATATTTTAAAACAATATAGTGTTGGCAAAAAAACAAAAGTGTGGGTAGAATACCACATAGATAAAGTACAAGACATGAATGAGGAGGAGAACGACTAATGGCATGGCAAGACGAATACGATTTAGTAGAAGATAGACTTAGAAAATTTTGGGAAGATAATCCTAATGGTAGAGTCAGCACAGAAATTTTATATATAACAGATGATCATAAGTCTGCTGTATTTAGAGCAAGCATATATAAAGATATTGCAGATGAAGTACCAGTATCAACTGGTATAGCACAAGACCAACATGGATCAAAAGGTGCAAACCAAACATCATGGATAGAAAATGGTTCAACTTCAGCAGTTGGTAGAGCATTAGCTAATTGGATTTACGCAGCAAAGAAGAGACCATCAGTCACAGAAATGCAGAAGGTGGAGAACTTGTCGGACAGTCAAGTTACCAAGAGTGCAGCTAAAACTGGCAACAGCAATAGCTACACTCCTTCACCATCTGTACAAGAAAAGATTAAAGATGTACCTACTGGTCCAGTAGAAGATACTAAAGCAGCATTAGAAGAAATTGGTGTAGTGGTTCAGGAAAAAGTTGTAGTAACTAATGGCACAATAGAGCCAAGATGTTTAAGCTGCAGTAGTGAGCTATGGGATAACAGAGTAGACAAAGCAAGCGGTAAAATTAAAGATACTTATCCTGACTGGAAGTGTAAGAACAAAGAATGTGACAATGGTAATCCACGTATATATTACATGGAATCATTCAACGCAGCTAAACAAGCACCAGAAGAATGGTTTATGCCTGCAATGCCTGAAGCAAAAGCAATAGAGGATATTGGCGAAGACGAAGCACCGTTCTAATGATTCATATAAAAATAATACTTGATACTGGTGGTGTGTTTCAAGACGTAGAAATTGTAGAAAAACCTACACACATTGACTTACAAGTGACAGAAGAAATTAGGGAAGACGATAACTGGTATGAGCAAGAATAAACAAAATGATCCTATAAATCCATTTGATGGACCAGGTGTTAAAGTAGGTTCAGAAGAATTTAAGAACATGGTCATGGGTGTAATGATAAATAAACATTTAGATCCTGATGAAGACTTTGATCTTAGCAAGTGACATATAGACCTTTACCTGATTACCTTACAATTAAACCAAGCAAGATAGAAGGCATAGGTTTATTTACATTAGTAGATATAGATAAAGGTGTGAACTTAGGAATGTCACATATCATAGACACACCTACGTTAGATACAATACGCACACCGTTAGGTGGTTTTGTAAATCATAGTGACAAACCTAACTTAAAAAAAGTTTTAGATCATAGAAAATATTATTTATATACGATCGTTGACATACCTATGGGCAGTGAATTAACATTGAAATACGAATGGTATGAAGTAGAAGGAGATAACAATGACAATGAGAGATGATATATTGCAGCTACTTGATGATGACAAGTGGCATTGTGCAACAGAACTTATAGAGTTTGGTTGGTCAGCACGCAATAGAATATCAGAGATACGTGCAGATCATGGCGAAGATTATATCTTAGGTCAGAAGTGCAACATGCACACTCACAGAGGTGGTGTCAGCATGTATAAATTAAATGATCAGAAGAAAAAACAACAGTTGTTGAATAGACTTGAAGATCAAATTCAGCTACAGTTATAGTAATGAGAGAAGTATTACAGAGCAAAGGCGCACGTAACGTCTGGGATATGATGGACGAATGTAATGGATTTCTTGAAGCTATTACATACTGTATAGAAGAAGACGAATCAAAGAAGATAGATTTTTTTCCATACGATAGTGCTAGTGAATCTAATCTAGTACAAACAATACTTAAAATAGATCCTTCATTCCCAACTGATCCTGGACCACACTATGGTGGGGTTAGAGTCGGTATCGTTACTAACAAAGGAGTCGGCGAACTTGAAGTCGTGCATGATATGTATGACTACTTTAGTTATTCTTTTATCACACGTGGTACACAAATAGATTATGGTAGGTTGCCGCGTGCAGATATGATTGATTACATAAAAGCTGTAGCTAAAGTTCTTAATAGTTCTAAAGCATTGAAAGGTAGAAAACTATTTAAGAAAGAAGACTAATGTCAAAACAAAAACAACAGGGTACAAAGCTAGAGACATTCGTAGCAAAAATGTTGAATGGTTCTAGGATTGCGGAAGGTGGTATCAATGACAAGGGAGATGTACTATTTAATTGGAATGGTCAAGATTTTTTTATTGAGTGTAAGGCAAGACAATCACTTAATGTTACACGTGAGCTTGCTAAATCTATAAAGAAGTCGAAGTCGCAATTTACAGCACTGGTATGGAAACGTCTGGTAAAAACTGACAAGAGTCGGCGGCAGCCAGATGGTGTACCAATCATAGTTTGTTTAACTCTTGATACTTTTGTCGAGATCGTTGAATCTAAAATCGGAAATAGTTTTTATGATGATCCCTTCTGGAAACAATTGCCGTGAGTCGTACGCAGGATATAGACAAAGCTGCGCGCACAACTGCACTTGCGCTGCAATCTTTAATGGCGCGTGTTGAATTTGAATACAACAGACATGAACCATGTTTAGTATGCAAAGAAAAATTTATGCACCACATTGACGGACTACCCTGCGAATCAGATGACTCCAGGAAAAAGATAATTAGAAACAATCGTTGGAATAAAAACTTGACTAGATAACTCTTATAAACTAAATTTAATAGTGGAAAGGAGTTGTATGGATAAACTAGATATTCATGACGGCAAATTACAGGTTAGAGTTCCTATTACCTTAGCAGATTTAAAGCTGCTTAAAAATATGACAACGCTAGCAAGCAGCAAGAAAACATTTCATTCAACTAATAAATTGAATAGATTATATTTTGTTGTACAACAAAACGTATGGTATGCCTGGACAACAGACAGTTATGTTCTTGGTATAACAGAGTTTTGTAAAGACGATTCAGTTATGGCGCAGTATCAGAAAAATGATCCCCAACCATTACTGAAATACGTTGACAGAGTATATGCAAGTGTTGATGTTCAAGAGTTCAATACTGATGTAGTAGAAATAAATAAACACTACAACAAAGAACAACTGGACGGACACATGTATCTTAGATTGGAAGGACACACACAGATACTGCAGCCGCGTGTTATTACAGATGAGATAACTGGCGCAAAGTATCCTATGCCTGACGGCAAAGAGATTACTACTGACTGGGTAAGTATTGAGATAGACAACGCAGGAGTCTTCACAATGTTGAATAAAGTTGACGGCATTGAAGGTGCAAGAGACATATTCAGAAACTTTTGGAGTGACGCACGTGGTTCTATTGGACCTGACAAGCGCAGACCAATTACTCATATACAGTATTCTCCAGTACATCTAAAGAAGGTTATGACATTTTTAACCTTCAATAAAGATGACCACTTTACATACATGTACAACTATGACGGCAATTTTGCTGACGCAGTATTGTTTCAGAAAACATGCAGCGGCACTGACAATGCAACTAACAAGCATGCCTGGATAATGCCGCAACGCAGTGAATTGGAGGAGGAATAATGAAAATATACGAAGTTGAAACAATCACTACTCATTTAGAAGTTGAGATAGAAGATGATTGGGATTGTATTTGCGGATATACAAGTACAATTACATTTAAATATCCAAAAAATTTATGGGATAGTTTTAAATGTAATTTTTGTGACGAAAAATTAGTAATCGTTGAACCTATCTTGTTAGGTCAAACTTATTCTGAATTGCTAACTGAAAATAATTTGCAATTAGATGAGAGTGGATATGAACTAGAACCAATTGACGCATTTGTTGATATAAAACTAACAGAAAATAATAAAGAAGTTGGTGAATTGATACACATTGGTAGTCACGAAATGGACGGCGCAACTTTATGTGACTGGTGCAACATGTACTTCAAAGGTGACGGACAATTAACACGCTGCAATGAATGTGAGGAGAAATAATGGAGTATCACTTTAACGTAGTAAGTCATCTTATCTTCGGTATTGCAGGCGTGCTGCTTGGATATTACTTTGCTAATGAGTCCTGGAGAAATAATCGTATGTGGGAATGGAAGTCTATTACACAACAGTTAAGACTCCAGGAGACAGAGATACATAGATTAGAAACTATTAACGAATCATTAGTAAGTCAGTTAAAGGAGTTAAAATAATGTGCGAATGTCAAGACGCATATTGTGACTGCTGCGGCAATGAATTAGTATGCAATAGTTGTAGAGAAGGAGAGTGTGAATAATGAATAGCTTTAAATTGCTTGTACGTTTTATTGCTGCGATAGGTGGCTATAAAATATTACAACAAGAGTATGACAAGGCGCGTAAGTTCTGGACTAAAGTCTCAATAGAAAACAACTGGATAAGAAAAGAAGGTATGTACGTAGTGCTTTACGTAAATATTTGTGATTTGCAAATAGCTGACCACGTATACACACCTGCGGACAACAAGTTTGACTCTATCTTGTTTACTCATTGTGACATGGATTACTGCGAAGAATGTATAGGAGTGACATTATGATTTTGTTTGAATACAAAGGCGTAAAGATTACAGGACAAAGTCGTGACGAAGTCGCACTTTTGCGTGGTCGATTGAAAACAGAAATTGATCTACGAATTGCGAACGAACAAATAAAAGATACGTTATGGGAATATATACAGGAGGAAGACATTGAAGAGATAAAGGAAAGAATAAAAGATATATAAATATCTAAAGTAAAAATAAAAAAGAGCTGCAGCGCCGAATTGTTGCAGCTTTTTTTTTATGTTCTTGATTACTTAATTAATCCAGGTAAAATTGATTTAGAAGGAGGTTGTTATGATATGGGAATATCCCCAAAGATTAGACAAACACAGTACAAACAAAATATCAGTATATAAGAACGTTGTTAATGGCGCTCTTATCTTGCATGACGCGGAAGACTTCGCAACAAAGCAAGTTTATATTGGTTACTCTATCCAGGAATCAAAAAGAATGTTTAGAGATTATTTGAAGGGAATAAGATAAGATGACACAACAAACAGAGACAAAGAACTTTATAGAAATATGTCCTGGCTGCCTTGCTTGTTATAATCAAGGGCGCTTGACTTTTTATTGGTTCCAAATAAACAAAGACACAACGCTTGAACAGATAGAGCGCGCGCTTGACGTGGAAGAGATTCACAGAAGAGCAAAAACTCCATTTGTTTGTGGCGGTGATGAAGTTCACATACAAGATAATGATTTTGGCGGCGGTGAGTACATGACCGCAAAAGAATTATACGGATATGTTGAGCTGCTGCAACTGGTCCCAAATTTTGACTACATCAAAGCGTTTAAAGAAGTTTATTTAATGCAAGATGAGTTCCAACAATTTGGTAGCGGCATACAATACGAGCCAAGCGAACAGTTCAAAGAATTTGCTGACTCCGTCCAGGTCTTCGACAACATAGACGAACAGAACACGCACCTGGAATATGAGTTTATGGAAATCTATGACGTGAGCGAAACAGATAGATTATATAATTATATTGATTGGTCCACAGTGCGCCACGATATGCTTATAGATATGCAAAGAGCAGAAGTAAACGGAAAAATATATTTGTGGAGAGGAATATAAATGGATAGAAACGAAGTTTATAGATTACTTTTAAATTTTGCCAAAGGAGTCAAAGCTGACACAACCATTGCTGAACAAGTCATGGGAGTAGGTAAAGCTATACAGATTCTTGATACAGAAATTAGAATTGTTATAGACGAAGAGCAAAGAGTTAAATATAATAAGCTAGTGGAAAAAATAAATAGGAGATATGAATATGCAAATTAATTACGTTGGTGTTCTAATTCTATTGTGGATTGTTAGCACTGCCTGGATTGTTTCAGGTTATGCTGCTAAAGGTTATCAAGCCAAGAATACTATCCGCTTAGATTATGAACTCTATGCAGCAATTAGACACGTGTTAGATTATTGTTATGACACAGAACGAGAGCATTATATTGAGACCTTCGGCGAGGAATCAAATAATTATCTTTGGTTAGACAGTGACCTAGATTTACACGTTGACCAGGAAGACACGAATCACATATTTGTTAGTCTTCATTACTTACAAAAGCAATTAGTTCCTGGAGACACGCAGCCCTTAGCGTAACGTACTAATAACCAGGAAGAGAGAGAGCGGACTTCGGTCCGCTTTTTCTTTGTATCACGTGCGCAAAGATTTAGATCTCCGCAAAAAAAAATAATTGGAGATCATGATTTTAAAACCAGGTACGCCTGGAAGTTTTAAAGCAGCGCCTGGTGTTCTAGTTGTCGAACGCATATCGAGACAGTACGACACAAACCGACTACAAACCGCAGCACCGCGCAACACAACCACACGCACAATATACACATGATTATATAACCCCCATAGTTCA